CTCTTATAAGATCTACAATTTGTTCTTGGTTTGATTCAATAGTATCTGTTAAAGATAATACATATCTTACCGATGTAAATGTTCCGGCTATGATTGCTGCCACAACAGGAACAATTACAATATTTTTCTTAAACCATTCTAGTTTACTTTTGGGTTTTTTCATTACTTATAAAAACCTTTAAAGATCCAATTAACCCATCTATTCCAAAGATCTTTAATTTTATTCCAAATCTTTTTAATCATGTTTTTTCTCCTCAATTTCGTAGAAGAAGTTGTCCGTATCTTCAGTCTTCCACTTACTTGTATTTTCTACATTCCACTCAGAAGTTTGCACTTTCCAATCTGGAATATTATCTTTCACTGTAAATGAAGGTATATCCCAAATGCATCTATTGTTAGGTTGTGCTGCATAGTTCCCATCGTCTAGGGCTATGATGTGAGCGCATTTATGCTCGTGCGGAATCTCTGAATGGTCCGTATCTAAGATATTACTTTCAGGGTGAGCAAAGTCAACAGTAAATAAATACTGTCCTGGATGCCATTTTTTGTCTTTGCCAATATATTTACCGGCTTGTCCTTCTAAGATATCCCAAGAATGAACAGAAGGATAATAACTAAAACAATTCCATAACTGAAGCTCGTCAAGTCTGCGAATTGGAACAGCTTTCGGTTCAAAGCCACGTTGAATAAAAGCCGTAATTGGTAGGCGATAAAAGATTGCACCGTTTTCCATGATTGCATGAAAGAGAATTGATTTACCTGTGATCGCAGATATTCCAAAGATAATACAGTCTTCAACTTCGCCATGATGTTTTTTAAGATCATAAAGATACTCCCTTTTTATTTGTGCATATTGCACTGGTATGTTTGCATTTAGATAAGCCATAATTAATCATTTATTGTTCCCCAATTTTTTCCTGATTCATAATCAACTTTGTTGGGGACTTCTAATTTAACAGCATTCTCCATCACTTCAACAATTTTCTTAGCTTGCTTATCGGATTCAACTGAAACACAAAGTTCATCATGGATTTGTATATGTGCAATTATACCTTCTTTGTATAAATCTAACATAGACTTTTTTGTCATATCAGCTGCAGATCCTTGTATGAGTTTGTTGAGTGATTTGTATGTGTATGCTCTTTTTATCCCTGGTCCGTGTTCTTGTAATGCATCTTCATGAGGCATTGCTTTATGCATACCGAAGCTGTTAGGTTCCCATAGATGAAACCTACACAATCGACCTAGTAGAGTTCTTATTTGTCCACGTTCTTGAGCCCTGTTCATAGCAGAGTTCATAAGTTGTTTTACAAAAGGAACTTTAGCATGGTATTGATCAAATAATTCTACAGCTTTTTCTTTAGATACACCTAGCTCTGCTTGTAATTTAGCTTTACCCATACCATAGAAAAGACCCAAATTGATTGTTTTAGCTTGAGTCCTAGGTATCTCTGCCATGTCGGCAACAGTTTGGTGAAAGTCTGTTGAAGTATCATTTTCATATTGATCTACAACATCATATACAGATGGAAATTTATGTAGAGACGCATAGTGAACTACCAGTCTTGGTTCTTGTTGACTGTAATCAAAACATCCCCAAGTTTTTCCTTCATCAGGTAAAAACAAAGATCTAATCAAAGGACCTAGATCTTTATTACGAGCTGGAATCTGTTGTAAGTTTGGATTAGAATAACTAAATCTTCCGGTAACTGTACCCCCTTGGTCAGATCTTATTTGATTTATATCTGCATGTATTCGACCTTTATGTTCGTATCTTAATATGGTATCTATAAACGTAGTGTGGGCTTTGTTAATTTCCCTAGCCTTAGCTATCATTTGCACAACAGGATGTTTGTGTTCTTGTAAAAAATTTTTAGTAAAGGAAGGAGCACCAGTTTTAGCAGTACGTTCATATGGCAAAGACAACTTATCAAATACTTTCGCAATACTTCGTGCAGCCCATATCTGAGGTTCTAATGTGGTTTCTTTACTTATTGATGATAATATTTTCTTCTCTTCTGTTTCTAGTTCTTGCTTTAGGCGAGAAGCTTTATCTGAGTCTACCCTCACTCCCAGAAACTTCATATCGACAAGACAAGGAAAAAGATCTGTCTCAAGATTAAAAACAGATTCAATGTCCTGATGTATGATTTCTTTTTTAAATATTTGCCAAAGTTCTAAAGTTAATTCAGCATCTTTCTCTGCATAGGATCCGACCTCCATCGCTGGTAATTGCCATAGATCTGCTTTAGGATCTAATCCTCTTGACTTAGCTGCTTCATTCAACGCAGCCTCTGACTTACCATGCCCTAAGTAATCCCATGATAAACTATTTAAATCATATCTAAATCTATTTTCATCAATCAATGATGCAGCTATCATTGTATCAACAATCAATCCATTAATTTTTAAACCCATTTGTTTAATCCAACATACGTCGTACATTGCATTATGAAATATTTTAATAGATTCTGTCTTAAGTGTATCTTGGAACCATTCTAAAGTACGCTTTTTATCCATATTAGGCCCTGAGCCATGTGCTATGGGGAAATAAAATTTTCTACCTGGCACAGCCACCGCTATACCTACAACCTCACCGTTACCAATTACAGCCCCAGATCCTTTAGATTTTAAATCAGGATCTCTAGTTTCTAAGTCAATTGCTATCTCATCGTATTGCCTTAGATCAGGATACTCTTCCGGTTCGTTCCATTCTGTTTGTGCTTCAAATAAAGGTACTTTCATTTTTTATTTCTAGTATCTTTTAACTTTAATATCTCTAATTCGCAATAGTGAATTATCTTTTCTAGATCTTTAATTTTATCCTTATGTAAATACCTACACACATACTTCACAACGCAGCCCTGGAAGAACGAAAGATTATTTTTTGAAATAAATTCGTACGGCTGAATGTGAAAATTCTTGTAGTGGCTCCCTCCAACCTGCCTTGATTGTGGAAATATTTTTTCTAATCCATCTGGATCTGTCATAACTGATATCCCTTCCTTTCTATTTTTGCTTGTAATAAATAAATATTCTTTTTTGCTCTCGTCGTTCCTACATACCATACTCTATGCTCTTCGTCACTCTTTGTTATGCTTCTCATGACGGCTTGTCTTATCTTGTTGGCATTATCTAAAACTAGAATAACATTATCTGCTTCTCCACCTTTAGCTGCGTGTATTGTAGAAACTTTGATCCTCGGTCCTTGATTAAGTTTTTCTTTATTTGAAAGCATTAATCGTATATAATTCCGTTCCAAAATATTACCTTTACTAAATACTTCATACCATTTTAAACTCTTATCTTGTAAATCGTCTTTATCAGCAAAGTCTAACAGATCTTTCATAGAGATCTCTGTTATCTCTTCACCATTAATATATTGCATATGAGTTAGAATAGCTTTGTATAATTTAACATTATAACTTTTACCTCTTTTAGTTTCAAAATATATTCCTTTGTCTTTTAAAATTTTACAAATCTCTTCAGCTCTATTTAAAGTTCTAGTTAGGATTAACCATTTGTTAGACAGTAAATCTAAATGATCTAATGTGCTTATCTTTTCTACTTTACCTTCTTCATCTCTTGCTTTATAATTTTTCGTCGCTCTTAATCCACGAATACGACTTATAACAACAGAAGAAAGTTCTTGAACCTTTTTAGGTATACGTCTTGATCTAGATAAAACTTTTTCTTTTGCAGGCTCGTTAATAAATCTATTTACATCTGCACCTGCCCAAGTATAGATAGCTTGATCATCATCGCCAGCTAAGTAAACATCATCAGAGTTTGATTTTAGTAAGTCATACATTTTCCATTGTAAGGGTGATAGATCTTGAGCTTCATCAACAAACACAACTTTAAAGCTAGGACAAAGATGAGGCTTGTTTACAAATTGATTTATCATATCCGAGTAATTTAGTAGGGTATTTTTCTTTTTATATTGATTATAATTAGCTTCAATATGTTCTAGCAATCCCCATCTAACTGATGAAGAATATTCACCTGAACAATACTCATCCCAAATTGAAATACATTTTTCTTTTGCTTTTAAAATAATTTGAAAGTATTCGTTATCACAAGTTAAATAAGGTGATGCGTCTACATCTTTTCTTACATTAACTCTAATACTTAAGATCCTACCTAGATCTGCATAATGATAGTCTTGCATAACTTTACTTTCGTCTAGACTCAGCTTTTGAAAAGCCAAAGAATGAAACGTTCTAAAGTATGGTAGATCTTTCTTTTTGTACTGTGGATTCTTTTCTAACATTCTATCCTTTGCTGTGTTAGCTGCTTTTCTTGTAAATGCAAAGTAACCGATTTGATCTAGTGGGGTGCCTATTCTAATGTAGGCCATCGCTCTTCTAATTAATTTTTCTGTTTTACCTGTACCTGGTGGTCCGTAGATTTTAGTTATCACAGAATATCTTCCTTGTCCTTCATATCCAATATCTCTAATTCATTTTCTTCTTCATCAAAATATCCCATAGAAATTTTTACGCATCTTACAGGATTGTTTGATTTACTATCTGAATCTTTTTTAGGATATCTTTTAGATACACTGAGCTCTGCTTGAAAGAAGTCCTGCATCATTCTACCCGTTCTATTTATTTTTAGTTTCCATTCTTTGTTCTTAAGATGATTATAAAAAGGTTCAAAAACAAAATAAGCAAAGCCATCATCAATTAATGTACTACCATTTCTAAATGAGGTATCGCTTACAGCTTGGACACCTGTTACATACTCTTCTAAATGTTTTTGTAATAATTCTTTATCTGATGTGCCAGGTGGAGGACTCTCTACATTCTGTGTTTCATATAAGTTTTCCATGATAATTTGATAATCTTTATTTGTAACTCTTGGTGGGAAGATAGGTGTATGTGCAGCTATCAATGTTCTAAGTCTATCCTGGTTTGTAAAGTAAGTGGCATCTCTTGCTATAACTTGTTTACTGACTTCTCCTTCTTTCTTATCTACATATGTAATTGTAAATCTAAATTCTGGATCGGGAGAATAATTAATTTTGATTAAAGCTGTAAGTGGAGGGAATCTTTTTATCTTATCAGATAAGAAACCAAACTGTCGTTTGGCACACTCTGATTTCATACAATGGTCGTGTATAGGTTCCTCATCACAAGTGTGTCCTGCTGTTTCTTTTTCCCACGCTTTTATTTTTTTCTTAACTTTCTCATCACCCCATTCATTATCATAAACAATATAATCTCTGGCTGCTTGCAATACCTTTTTATCCCAAACATCACCATATTTTTTCTTAGCAAAAACCATGTAGTTGTATAAGAATCTGTCTCTGTAATCTCCCAACTTATTATCAGCTGATAGATCTTTAGTTATAATTTGTAAACAAGGTGGACCATCTACAAATTCTTCATTGCCACCTGTTAAAATTTTTTTAATATGATCATTTATAAAATTATTTAATTCTTCCTGTGTTTTTGTATTTGCGTCTATAACTTTAATAAATTGTTCAAATGTAAATGTTGTGCCGTCTAAGTTAAGACCAACTCGTTCTTGTTTCTTGAAGTATGGTAAATTAATAAAGTTACCTGATGTGCTGTTAGCACCTTGATCTAGTTCTGTTTGTTTAGGATAAACTTCTGTGCTCGGCTTAAGATTAAATGTATATAATAATTTTTCTAGAAATGATTTAATGAATGTAGCTTTGACAGGTTTGTCTGTAAAAACATACAAATGTAATCCACCGCTTTTTGATTTTACTGGTATGACAGGAATTTTATTTTTATCTATAATCTCTAAATATTTTCTTGTATCAAATTGATCATAAGCTTTTGAATCTATATCTATTGCACCAAACTTAGCCATGCCTTCATCATCACATGGTTGTATGCCTATTGGTTTAATTCCTTTTAAATGATTTTCGTAATCTTGTTCTGTGACTGGTTTCTTTGCCCAAAAATGTTCAATTTTTAATTTGCCGGTAGAGGGGTCCTTGTACGCAGACTGAGGGTCAGCATACCCATAATCTCTTTTTAGTCCTGTAAATATTTCAACAAATCTTTTTTCCATAAGTCATCATTCAGGGCCGGATCCAGTCTCCCATCACCGACCCTGTTTCTCTCGAGGGAGAAACTAGTAATGCGTTCCCTTATCAGATTGCGCTGTAGTTTCTTCACCATGTTTAACCTTAACATCCCCTTTAGAAATGCTAGTCGCAAACGCTTTGGCTTGTTGGTAAAGAGCACCATCTTGCACAGTTCCGATTTTACTTACGGACCATCCAAACCATGTGCCTTTGTCGTTAGA